GGAAACTGGAATATCCATTTGTCTTAGCTCATACGTTAGTGGAAGGCCTGAAGCCTTCGCTTCGATGATTACCATCTCTGGTTTCCAATATTTATACTGGTCTAACGCCACACGACGGAGTTCTGGAAATTCATAACGCTCTTTTACACAATCTAGCAAAATTAAATTCGCCGGTTTATCTTCTTCAGGATAAAACACTCCCCAAGTGGTAATAGCAGAATAATCAGCCGTTTCTTTTTTCATAAAAGCGGTATCGTAAGATTGTATGACATAATGCAGATCAGGTGGTTTATCTTCTTCCCATTTACGCCACCATTCACGTTTAATTAAAGCTCCTTCTTCAGATGTTGGAGATTGCATCCACTGCGCGTTCCATTTTCCAACTGGTAACGTGGCTTTTACCTTGTCGAGTTCATCTTGGCCCCAATATTCAGGCCACACTGGTCCGTGGTCCATGATTGCTGGAAATTCGACTATTTCCCATTGATCGCCTTTTACTTCTTTTTGATTTTTTAATAAAATTCCTGTTAAGTCCTTTTTACTCCATCTAGTCATAACCAGTACAATCTGGCCACCGGGTTGAAGTCTTTGACGTGGACCTGATGTGTACCATTCATAACAATTCTCAAATGCATTCGCGGACATCGCGTCTTGCTCCGAGTGCGGATCATCTATAATTAATAAGTCAGCACCCCGTCCGGTGATAGCACCGCCGACACCTGCAGCGAAATACTCGCCGCCTTGTGCTGTTTCCCACCTCCCAGCGGCTTGTGAATCTTCTTGTAGTCTAGTTTGAAAAATCTTGCCATACTCTTCACTGTCAATCAAGTGTTTGGCTTTTCGACCAAATCTGATGGCGAGTTCTCCTGTGTGCGTCACCTGAATGATCTTGAGTTTTGGATTACGGCCCACCATCCACGATGGTAGCAAAAAAGATGCAAATTCAGACTTTGTATGCCTTGGTGGCATGTTGACAATTAATCTATTAATTTTCTTGTTCGCGAGATCATTAAATTTCTGTGCAATGTGTCTATGATGCGCGCCTTCAATAAAATCAGGCCACATACACTTAACAAAGCTTAAAAAATCACTTTTCGCTCGCCCTTGGATCTTCTTTTCGGCATACATTACTTGGAGTTGGAGAAACTTTTTTCTAACGTCAGCTGGAAGCTTGCTTATATCAACAGTATTTAAATTCATAAAAATTTTTTATAATTTTTTTGCACCTTTTAGGATGTTCAACATGTTTTTAACGGCATTAACTCTCTAAATCAAGCAATATAACCCAGAGTAGTGGGACCCCTTTTTATATTAAAGGGGATCGATGTTTAAGCGCGCGATTTTGTTTGGATCGGGTCTGGTACCTCTATTGAATGAGTGATCAGGGGGCGCACAACTTGTACGTGAGGGGTGAGTGTGACCCTACAGGGTCACACGTTATGTGTTCTAGCTAAACCATTGCGACTTGGTTAATGTGTTGGGTATATAGATTGCATTGCCTAAGATAATATCTTCATCAACTCCATAAGCTTGCTCATATAATCTATTCGCTTCATCATTGATTGGCAGGTTTTTACTCTTACCATCTTCATTAACTAATAATATACCATCATTAACGCTAACCATCTCAACCGTACCACCAACGAAAGCTTGTGCTTCCTTAAGTGATGGATCATCTTTAATGTCTTTGATTGTTTTTGTTATCATAACTTCTCCTGTATTGGTTAAGCCTAATCCTACACTATCCCTGTTCCGTGGTCAAGTGTTCATTTACTATATTGCGGTAAACAATAAAGCATTTGCATAAGTCCACCGAACATTATTAATATGCCAACTGTTGTATGTTCTGAATGTATTCCAAGAATTAAACCTAACATTAATAATATAAAGCCCGCTAGTATTCCGAGTAAACTTGCGATCATATATACCTCACTGTCCAACTGCCTTTAGCTGTTCTATATCCATCAGCGTCTAGATCAAAGTAAGTTATCATTTTATTGCCAACTTTACTTATAAAGTATTTACAACCCTCAGTCCATGTTGCATTTCTTGTTATCATCTTGCCATGTTTCACGGCAAAGTATGTAATCTTAAATTGTTGATTTGGTATCATGTATTTCTCCTGTATGTTAATAGGACTATCCTATACTAATAGGATAGCCCTGTCAACTGTTAATTATGCTTTATTTTATCAGTTGCATTATCAGCATGAGTTTTCAACTGTTCCAATTCTTCTTTCAATCTATTAACTTCTTTTTGGTTTTTATTTACTATGTCAATCAATTGAGTTGATTGTGCCATTAAGACAGTAATAACATCTAATATTCTTAATTGTCTATTTGAGTTTTCTAATTGTGTAAGCATTTTATTCTCCTGTATTGGTTAAGGGATAATCTTATCATGGACTATCCCTTATGTCAACTGTTAATTATGCTCTATTGCTTTTGGTTCTTCATGCCATGAAACCCCAATAAATTTAGTCATAACCTTATTAAGACTTTCAATCAAAGTAGCAGGTGCTTCACTTTCCATGATCGTATCTAAAGCCACTCGTTTAATCCCCTTCAATTTAGCAAGTTGTTTGCCTTCGGGTCTTTTCTCTATTTCTCTTTCAGCAAGTGTTTTAGCCCAAGTTCTAATTTGACTTTCACACTCTTTTACTGTGATGTCCTCATCATCATCACTACGAGACATATTATAACTCAAGTCCTCTTTCATCTTTTTAGTAGTTGCTTTCTTCTCAAAGAAACTTCGAGCTGAACCTTGCGCCTTTGCCAAACTTTCTTCGGCATCTTGTAAAGCATCAATGATCCTTTGTGCACCTATTTTAACTGCAAGTTTCTTACTTGCTTTGTCAGTTGCTTCGGTTGTGAATTGCTTGACTAGCAATTCCTGTTCTTCAATTAGAGGATCAAGGTTTCTTCTAACCTTTTCTTCAAAGTGCTCTAATTGGTATTTTGTCATTTTCGACATATTATTTCTCCTTTGTTAGTTATTATGGGATAATCCTACTATTGAAATAAGGCGATTTTAAGGCAAAATCCGGCTCAACCTGTGGTTGCATTGTTTACTATATATACCACCATCCCCAGCCACCGTCCAAGTGTATAGGATAATCCTAGTAAGGTCAAGAAGTTTATTTTAATAAAGTTGTTGCCTAATATATCTCCTATGTTATGGTGGATGTAGAAAGGATCGGGCTCCTGAGATATGAGCCTTTATATTAACTGTCTCGAGATCAGTTGCAATCTTTGGTACTGTCGCAAGATAGGTAATACCCAAAGATGCTGATCCCTGATCCATTGGACTAGTCAGGAATAATACCGGTTGATGTGCGATGGATCTGGGATCAGAAATGATCATCATTAGTAATAAACCTGGCCTGGACCAGCAATGGTCCAGGTTATTTGCTGGCTGAGCCTTTAGGTCCTTGCTATAGCCCGGACCTATAAAGACGAGAGATGTGTGAATTGACACAAGGTTCTCGGCAGCCTGCTAATAAAAAAATTCAACCAGAGGTTGAAAGCTTCAAGCCTCAAGCTTCAAGCTTGACAATGGTTACGGGATAGTGTAGGATGTATTAATGATAGTACTTAACTATGACTATATTATTAAGGAGATGTTAAGCGAAGTACCCAATCCAGAATATAGTATGAAAAAAAAGCTATCAAATAAACAAAAGGAGAAAGTATGTCAGAAAGTACAAAAGCGTTAAAAAGAATAGCGGATGCAATAGAAGAGATCTTGCGTCTTGTTAAAAAAGATCAAGAAGACAGTGCAGCGAGACAAAGACAATGGGACGCGGAAAAGAAATAATGTCCATCACCTGGAATACCGGGCTCGCGGCAGCGCGAGCTCGGCACAACCTGAGGTTGAGAAGAAGGCGGCCCCGGCCCAAAGCTGCAAGCTCCAAGCTGCAAGCTTCAAGCGCCACGAAACAGCCACAATTAAATAATAGAGTTAAATTAGAAAGATTATAAATGAAAATAAAAGACTTAATAAAAGAACTTAAACATTATGATGAAGAAACAGACTTTGCTATTAAGTTAGTTGTTGATGAACACGACAGTGAAAAAGATATATTATTAAATTGGATAGGCGAAATAGATACATCTTTATTAGATCAAAGTTATGTCGAGTTTGGAGTGGAAAAATGAATACAAGTGAAGCAATAAAGATTACTCACACGTTAAGCAAGCCGTCTAAGATGCCCGGGTTTTCAATTGGTATACCAGCAAAGAAATGCAAGACGGGCGCCAAGCTTAGAAAAATTAAAGGCTCAGTCTGTTATGGCTGCTATGCTCTTAAAGGCTGCTATGTTTTTCCGGATGTACAAGCCGCGCAATACAAAAGATTAAAAGCAATTAAAAAGAAAAAATGGATTTTAGCAATGGCCCATCAAATAAATTCTAAAAAGGTGAAATTTTTTAGATGGCACGACTCAGGAGACGTGCAAGATCTAGATCATTTAAATAAAATATATGAAGTTTGCAAATTATCTCCAACAGTTAAACACTGGATGCCGACCCGTGAAGCGTGGATCGCGGACCATGTAACACGAGCCCCGGACAATTTAATTATAAGGTTCTCCATGCCTATGGTTGATCAAGTAGCGTGCGGCAGCTGGCCGAATACGTCAACGGTTGTGACTTCCGGAGCTACTTGCCCGGCCCCAGCTCAGGGCGGTAAGTGTCGAGACTGTCGCGCATGCTGGACTAAATCAATTAAAAATATTAGTTATGGTAAACACTAAAAAAAATTCCCATGTGGAATATCTGGATCAGGTCATTAGCTGTGGCATAAGGAGACGTCCTTCGTCCGGGCGTGCACCTGGTCCGGGCCCTAAGCTACAAGCTGCAAGCCTCAAGCCCCAAGCTCACTAAGCATCAAGCCGCAAGCTTCAAGCCCCAAGCTGCAAGCATCAAGCTTCAAGCCGCAAGCTGCAAGCTCCATGATTCGTGAGCCCTGATACATTTGAATATGTTTCGAGGACCGCGGACCACGGGCCTCGGCTATGATGAATGTGTTCTTCGGATGTGTTTTGTGGAAGGCAATTTGGTGCGGAGAAAATTTAAGTTTATTCCCTCGGGTAACTTTTAACTCAACAGTGAAAAAGTGCCCAAAAGTATTGTAGCCCAATAGATCAGGAGTCCCCAAAGAGCTAAGGTTTTCAAGCCTAGTCCAAACAATTCCTTTGGAATTTTTACGAAGTTTTTGATATAATTTTGCCTCTGGACCCATGTCTTTATCGAGGTAACGACCTCGTGCATTAGTAGTCTTGTTTTAGCTTGTCTGGAAGAATTATTGAAGAAGGTTTTTCAGTTTTTAAAACTAATCTGTGAGCTGTATGACCTTTAAAACCAACGATGGGAGTAGCATTCTCATGCACTTCCATTCTTCTCACATCATATAATGTACCATTGACTTCACAAAATATTACAGCATTCTTTACTGCATCTGATCCTTCCGTGAAGGAAGTAAGAAACTGTTGCATGTCTTGTACTCTCATTATGATTTTTGATTATTTAAATCTTGAATTTGTTTTGCCAGCTTCTTATTATCATCTTCTACTTCTGTCAACCTTGTTTGTAATTTTCCATTCAATGCTTGATGAGTTAGATTAATTTTTCCCATCTCAATCAGCTTAGTTGAAAGTTCTCCTACAATTTGTTTATTACCATCTAGTTGGTTCTTATCTCTTACCCACTGAGATTCTTTTTGTTTCCACTCCCAAATATCTTTCTTATGCTGTTCAATTAATAATACTAGATCATCTTTCATATTGACTTTATAGGATAGTTACCTTAAAATGTCAACATGGGAGTTCATAAAAGACTGACAGAAATGCAAAAGAGATTTGCCGAATTTATAGTATTCGGTGGACCTGAAGGACCTGTCTCACAGATGGAAGCGGCAAAGCTAGCTGGCTACAGTCATAACAGAGCAAGACAAGAAGGATCGGAGCTTATGAATCCAAGATTGTCACCACTCGTTGCAAAGTTTGTAGGTGAACTTAAAGAGGAAAGACTTAAGAAGTTTGAGATTAATTACGAAACCCACATTGCAGAACTAGATAGAATCAAAAATCTAGCGTTGAAGAAGGGTTCTTTTTCTTCTGCAGTAAACGCCGAAACCAATCGAGGCAAAGCAGCAGGGCTGTATATAGACAGAAAAATAATAAAACATGGGAAGCTAGAAGAGCTAACAGAGGAACAACTAGAAGCCAAAATGAAACAAATTTTAACCGACTACGAGCCATTATTAAATGCGAAGATTGTTGAGGCATTACCAGATGAAATTACGGAAGTTTCGTCATCCTCTTCACACAAGAAGAAGGAAAAACAGACCGTTCCGAAAAGTGAATAGAGCCATCGGCTTCAACATCATAACCAGCAAATATTTTAATTGTATCATTATCTTTACTAAATAACCAACCTTCACTAACAGGTGTTGCTAGTTTCATATTCTTAAACTCTTTCTCAGTACCCCACCCGCCCTCAGTTATTATATCAATCCAATCGATTCGATATCTTGAGTAAGGAAACTTAACTTCCTGCCTTATAGTCTTCGGTTTGATATAAGTATTTACTCTTCTGGATTTCTTTGTTTTTTTTCGTGGCATAATATTTTAGGTTGTGATTCTCCCTGAATTTATCCCAAAAGCTATCCTCTGTCATCATGTTAATTACTGCCATATACAGTTGATATATATATTTATTTACTTTTTAATTATCCGCTAAAAAATGATGGCAGATGGCATATTTATATATAAATATATAGATTAGCTATATATAGCAATGTTTCTAGTTGATTTTAGGTCTGCCAGCCGCCTCAAAAAATCTGCCACTCCTGCCAGCTATTTGACTATTGGTGCCTTATTTATGCCTCATTTGCCTTGTTTTGAACAATCTTCTTCAAACTCCTTTAACAGCTCGGTCATATCCACTTTAGCTCGCTCCTTCTCATCAAAGATCAACTCATTGTAATGATCTAATCGTTTTAGAAACTTGTGCTTCCAGGTCCGTAAGCCCTGGTCCGTGATCCGAAACTCCTGGTAATATAAATCAGGCGTACAGATCATAATGACACCTTGTCTTATAGTACTCCCGTAATACGCATCGTGGGCCATGGCATAGGCTGCAATTTGCATGTAATAATCTTCTATCCATTCTTCTTTCTTAGGTCTGTTAGACTGTTTAAAATCTACAATAGTCTCCATATCATTGTGCATACATACAAGGTCAGTAGACCCAGCGTATAGCCCAGGATAATGTAACATAACCTCACTACCATAGATTTCTGACACTGGTGCAAGACCCATCTCAATAACTTTTTGGGCCATGGGCTTCGCCTCGCATCCGATCTCTGTAAGATCATCGTAGCCAGTTCCCGCGATATGATGCTCCAGGAATTTGTGCATACTAGTCCCTCGCTTTGATGATAGATTCTTAATAGCTTCTGCTTTTTCATGTCCAACCCTATTTTTCCAGGCCGTTAAATAACTCTGATTCTTTGTCTTTGCAAGGATAGTTGTAACGGATGGCAATCTCATACCTTGGAAGTCATAATGTCGGATTCCCGTACCTGCATCTGTAATCTGTTTTCCTGTTATATAGCTGTATTTATTTGATTTTTTCATGTTTTAGATTCTTCTCCTTGTCCTTCATTAATCCTTTATATATTTCATCTATATTACTCCAAGTAATCTCGGAGTAGCGTTTACGATACGTGTCATTTGAAACACGAGATTTTCCATCCCACTTAGGCTTTTTCTGGGTCATATAATTTATATTTTAAAGTTAACTCACATCCTTCATCAATGTCTTCAATGATCACTAAATTCCATTTATCATATCCGGGTTTAATTCTAATTTGATGACGCTTACAATTAGGTTCATCAGAGTGGTTAATAAAGCCCCCTAGAGGAGTTCTAATGTACTCTCCATCAATTCTATAATGAGAAGCTCCAAGTTCAGTTCCAGCAACCAATCGCCTCGTGGTAAATAATCCCTGGCCCGCGATCCCTGAGTCGGCAACCGTGATCCCTGAAGGCAGAGGCCGATACGCTTCTAACTGATCTATTAGATCATGGTATTCTTTTATGTCTTTATCGTTCATCATCTTTTATGAAACGTGGGTTACAAATTGTTGAACTTTCTGTTTTTTTCTATCTAAAGTCATCACATTATCTTTCACTAAACTTTGAAAGAAATCTAAATTATTTGAATGTCTTAGAGAACCACTAATACGTACCCCATACTTTGTTTTTATTCCTTGTTGTGTCTTATAGATTGTACGTACAAACAGAGTACTTGTTATTCCTAACTTATTTTCAGAGAGCAATTGTATATTAGTGAGATATTGTTTGTCACTGGAGTTAATTACGGTTGTGATATTGCTGTTTTGTTTCCCTTTAACCTTAAAACCACCATCCCCCTCTATAGCGGTTGCTAAATAATGAAGTACTTCCTTCTTGGTCCAGGTTGTAAAATCTTTACTTTCAGGTCTATAACCTAAAAGTTTTTCTGCAAAGTCCTTTTTTTCCTCCTTTATTAAATAGGGAAATACATTTTTAGTAAACCATACTGTTTTCTCCCCACCCAAACTTACCATATGTTCAATGGTTGTGTATTCATATCTATAGGGTTCAGGTGTTATAGTTTTATGTTTCCGAGAAGTTAAAGAAGTTTCAAATGTTTTTGAAAATAATTCAACAGGTTGTCTATCTTTTAAATATAAAGAAGCACGTTTGCTTCCATCCTTTTTAGTTGCAAACCAACCATCCGTATCAAACCACCCAGCCCATTTGGCCCAATCTAAATTAGTAAGTTCTTGATCCTTTCTTTTAAAAAAATCTTCGTTTAGTTTTTTTGTTTGGTGTGGGTATTTAATTAAAACTGTCATTTCCTCACCTCAATGGTCCATGGTGCGTTGGCCGTGCGCAATCCGTCCTTACTCTCGTCCCAGTATCTTTTACAAAGATTACCTGAGCCTGCTATGAATTCATGTTGCTTTTCAGCATGCGGATCATAGGGTCTTTTAATCTTCTTACCATCCGACTTTGAAAAATACTTAATGTAATATTTATTCCTCATCTAAGACCCCACCAAAGTAGAACTGCAGGTATAAAAACATGTTCAAAAATCTCATAGATACATATAAATAATAATAAAAATGTAAACCACATACTTGTTTTAGATTTTTTAACTAAAAACTTAAATAGGCCTTCATGCCATGTGGTTATTTTTTGTGTAATTTTTAATAATGTATTTCTCATAGTACCACCACCAGCATGTAGACACTAAATAAAGTAATTAGTGTCAACGTTCCAAATATAATTATAAAGATTCTATTCATTAAACCCCACCGCAGGCTGAAGATAAGGGGAGCAGGATAACCCGCGGTGGAGAGGATGACAAGTCCTCAACAGGAAATATGTATCCGTCCCCAACTGTTAATTTTTTCATAATTTTCGATTCTCTCTTTCTAATGCTAAGTCCACTACATTATCACCAAGTTCTTGTATGTGAGGACCGTAATGATCTATAATTTGTTCTATCTTATGTAATTTAACTAGAGTATGTGCCCACAGGACTTCAGCAACAAAGAAACAATCTTTATTTAAACAAACCCAACTCCATTGTTTCTTAGCCCCTACTTTTTTTTCTCTTAATGTACCAAAACCCAAAGTCTCATGAACTAATTCCATAACATTTTTATCTGTCATAGACATTTCCATTTTCCAAACTTTTTTTCTTTTACTGATAGTACCTTTAGCATCAAACAGTCCGGCTATATAAGATACATCTAATTTTAAATTACTGTTCATTTTCTTTCTTCTTTAAGTTTTCATACGCGTGTGTTTTAATATCTTTCTCTGTTCTAATAATTGTTAGCATATCTACTCCACTATAAGCTTTAGCATAAGCACTCTGACTTACAGCAATCCCTGCACCAGAAGTTAACAATGCAAACTCAGTGCAAGAACTTGTAAGTATTACGATTACCGTGATTAGCATCATCACTTGAAGCTGTTTTAGGTTCATATACATAAAATTCTCCTTCCGAGTCGCATTCCCAGCATTGGTGAATGTGGTCTTTTTGATCTACATGGACAACCTTAACATATCCATTGCCATTACACACATCACAAATTGCTTTGTGCACTCTATATTTTTTTAATCTTGCCATTTAACTTTTTTGCTTTCTCGTTTGTTAGCGCTTCAATGGTTTTACTAATTGATAATTTTGCATCCGGTAATAATACCTTCGACAAACTAATCAAAGTCTTATATGTTTCATGCGTTAGCGAAACATTTCGATATTTTGTAATATCAGTCATGTTGTGTTCCTTTCATTTAAACTATTATATAGGATTTTTAGAGAAGATTGTCAATGATAAAATTTACTTTAACACTATGGGTGTGTTCTTTTTTAAGCAGCCCAAGTATGTGTCTTCCTCCCCTGTCTTATCCACAGCCTTATGACAGTTGGTATGAGTGTTCTATGGCTGCTCATAAAGAGTCCTTAAAATTGATGCCTCAGCTGGGGTATAAATATATCAATGATTATAAGATTGCTACACGTTATGTATGTGAACCCGAAGAGCTTATTTGACAATGTGGCCGAAATGTGGTAAGTAGCCTCTTCTCACCACAATTAACCTATTCCTTTTCCCTTTGGGATAGGTTTATTCACAAATAAAACCTTGCCAAGTTCCTCTGCCATCATTCAAATAGAATCCATTTTTTATAGGGTCTTCAAATTCTGTATAGGTGGCTATAGCTTCTCGATGATCATCCGCGAATAGGAAACATTCGTGAACACCCATAGGTCTACTTAAAATGTAGTTTTCTTGGAGGAGTGTTCCGTCGAAAAGTAAAATCAATATTATGAGTGTCTTCACCATGTATTTTTGTACCCCATTTAACAATTCTATCAAAATTTTTGGCCTTAATGCTTATGTTAGGACCAAATCTTCGCCAGGAAGACTTAACAAGATTTAGCTCTAAAAGCAAGCTAGCCCATTGTTTTGGAGATATGTTGGATACTTTTATATGTACTTCTTTCATACTGTATGTATAGGTTAATATAGGACTTTTGTCAAGTGCCAGTTTTGGCTAAATAACTGCCCATTCTTTTCTCGTCTTTATTACGATTTTTCTTGTGCTGGCCCGGTCTCTTTTTCTTAGTTTGTTTGTGGTAGTTATTAACTCCGTACTTTGGGACTTTTGTCATCTTCTACGGGTTTTCTATTGCTGATAGGTAAATAGTTAATTTTTCCATTGATGTGTTGATGACAGTCGGCGCCACAAGTTACACATCTATAGATTTCAGGAGTTAAGGAAACAAACATACTTTCATGATGACATACATTACACACACCATTTGACACATTGGCTGCTACGTCTAGTCCTTTAAATATCTTGTCGTACATATTTAATTACAATTATCTTTGCTTAAATCTACAGGTACTTCTTTTGTAAACCAGAACCAAGATTCAATTTTAGTTCCTTCTTGAGTATATGCCC